GAACTCGACGAAGCTATGGCTACTATTGAAGCTCTTCAAGAAGATCTCAACGAAACGAACTTGTTGAATGCAAAATTATTGTACTTGAACAAGATCTTTAAATCTAACAACTTAACTGAATCACAAAAAGCTAACACAATTGCTTCTTTTGATAAAGCTGAGACTGTTAAAGAAGTTAAATTGGTTTTCGAAACTGTAAGTGAGAACTTAACTGTAAACACAACTACTAAGCCTATGAATGAGGTTAAAGGTATGGCAAGCAAAGCTGTTGGCAATGCTCCTAAGAAACCTGAGATCATCACAGAAGCTAACAGTGTAGTAGCTCGTATGCAGAAGCTCGCTGGTATTATCAAATAATTTTAAACTGATTCTAAATTAAATTACAATGGAATTAAACAATCTACTTAACGAATCAGCAAACGGCTACAAGTCGTTGCAAGCTGATGCGTCTCGTTTGGCCTCTAAGTGGTCTGCAACAGGTCTTTTGGAAGGTCTAAGCAACGAAAACGAGAAAAACTCAATGGCTATGATCTTGGAAAACCAAGCTAAGCAAATCGTAGCTGAGCAATCTTCTAACGGAACAGGTGCTATCGGTGGTGGTACTGGTCAAGAGGCTTGGGCTGGTGTAGCTCTTCCTTTGGTACGTAAGGTATTCGCTCAAATCGCTGCTCAAGATTTCGTATCTGTTCAGCCGATGAACTTGCCTTCAGGTCTAGTATTTTACTTAGACTTCAAGTACACAGGTGGTGCTTCTTTGTACGGTAACGTATCTGATGCAGGTGATGCTAACAAAATGAGTGTAAACGAAGAAGTTTCTGGTGGTCTTTACGGCGCTGGTGCATTCGGTTACTCTATCAACAGCAAAACTTCTGCTGCATTGACTATCGCTTCTTCTGCTGCTGCAACTGCTGCTGACGTAAACTTCTCTGGTCTTGAGGCTGGTAAAGATTTGATCGTTATTGCTGCTGCTAACGTACCAGCTGACGCTGACTTGAAAGCTGTAAGATCTTTCTCTTTGGCAGGTATCGCAGGTATCCTTCCAGCATTCACTAAGGTTGCTGCTAACGGTGACCTACACTTTGTAGCAGACACAACTGCTGCTGCTGATGCTGCATTGACTTACTCAGTACAGCCAACAGATATCGACAGAGGTGACTTCGAAGATGCTCCTGCAGGTTCAATCACTATCCCAGAAATCAATGTAAACCTTGCTTCTGAGAGCATCGTTGCTAAGACTCGTAAGTTGAAAGCACAGTGGACTCCAGAATTCGCACAGGATCTTAACGCTTACCATAGCGTAGATGCTGAGGCTGAGTTGACTTCTATGTTATCTGAGTACATCTCTATGGAGATCGATCTTGAGATCTTGGATATGTTGATTGCTGACGCTGTAACAGTTGACTACTGGTCTGCTGAAAACAACAAAGTATGGAACGGTAGTGCATTCACTACTTCAACTGCAGACTTCTACAACACACAAGGTCAGTGGTTCCAAACTTTAGGTACTAAGATTCAGAAAGTATCTAACAAAATTCACCAGAAGACTCTTCGTGGTGGTGCAAACTTCGTAGTTTGTTCTCCAGAAGTTGCTACTATCTTGGAAAGCATTCCTGGATACGCTGCATCAACTGACGGTGACAAAATGGACTTCGCAATGGGTGTTCAGAAAGTAGGTAACTTGGCTAGCCGCTTTAAGGTTTACAAAAACCCTTACATGACTGAAAACACTCTATTGATGGGTTACAGAGGTGGTCAATTCTTGGAAACTGGTGCTGTATACGCTCCTTACNTTCCATTNATGATGACTCCTTTAGTATACGATCCAGCAACCTTCACTCCACGTAAAGGTTTGATGACTCGTTACGCTAAGAAAATGGTTCGTCCAGAATTCTACGGTAAAATCTTGGTTGAAGGTTTGGCTACTGTATAAGCAGTTAGTAGAATTTATATATAAGTTAAGGGGGCTTCGGCCCCCTTTTCTTTTTTCTAAAACCTATTTATACGAAACGATAAAGTTACATACATATGGCATCTAACAGTCACGAAGACGAGATCTTCAAAGCTAAGAGAAAACCGAAAGGACCAATCAANTTTAAGCTACAGCTTAACGATGAACAGAAGCATGCAAAGCAAGTCATCTTAGATAATCCAGTAACAGTTCTAAAAGGAATGGCAGGAAGTGGTAAGACGCTTATTGCAACTCAAGTAGGATTAGATCTTTTATTTAGAAAAGAGATAGATAAGATTATTATTACTCGTCCAACAGTATCGAAAGAAGATATAGGATTCTTACCAGGAGATATTAAAGAGAAGATGGATCCATGGTTAGCTCCAATATACCACAACCTTTTTATGCTTTACGATCAAGCTAAGGTAGAGAAGGAAATAGAGCTTGGAAACATAGAGATTGTACCCTTTGCTTTTATGAGAGGTAGAACCTTTGTAAATGCTTTTGTGATCGTAGATGAAGCTCAAAACGTAACTCACACCCAGATGGAAACTGTGCTAGGGAGACTTGGTAAAGAGAGTAAGATGGTAGTGTGTGGTGACATGGCTCAGATCGATTTAAAAGATAAGAGACAAACGGGATTTTCTTTCCTTGCAAGGTTAGAGGAAAACGTACCAGGCTTTAAGATGGTAGCTTTACAGAGAAACCACAGACACGAAATTGTATCACCAATCCTTAAAGTATATCAAGAGTTTAGGGATTAGTAGCTATTTACTATTTATAATAAAACCACCCTATGGCTGATATACAAATTTGGAATGGTAGCTCTACATTTGCCCCTGGACAAACTCCAAATGGGTTTTATGATAGTGATACCGATTTCCAAGCTGACGCAGATAAAGTAGCAAAGTATTGTGCTACTAGGTTGGGATACCCAATGCTTGATGTTGAGCTATACTCAGGATCTTTCTACACAGCATTTGAAGAAGCAGTAACTGCGTATGGCAATGAGGTGTTCCAATATAAAGTAAGAGAGAATTACATTTCTTTTGAAGGATCAGATGCCAATGCAAACATTAACAATGCGGTAATTGCACCAAACCTCCAAGGCTCGGTAAGAGTATCAGAATACTACGGAACTGAGGCAGGTGTAGGTGGAAACGTAACAAAGTACTCGGGGTCTATAGATGCCGTGGCAGGCACGCAGGTGTACGATCTAGGGCAGTGGAAAACAGATAATAACATTACAGGTGATATTGAGGTAAGAAAAATATTCTACCAACAACCTCCTGCTATCTTGAGATACTTTGATCCATATGCTGGAACAGGTACGGGTATACAGTCTTTGATGGATGCTTTTGACTTTGGAAATCAATCTCCAGGTATTAACTTTATGATGATGCCTGTATATTTTGATATACTAAAGATTCAAGCTATTGAATTTAATGATGAGGTTAGAAAAAGTGGATACTCTTTTGACCTTGTACACGATACTTTGAAGCTCTTTCCAACACCTAAAACATCAGGTAAAGTATGGTTTGAGTACTTTAAAAAGGACGAAAAGAACAGCTCAATACAATCGAACAGTCCAGGATTAGTATCAAATATAAGCAATGTTCCTTACCAAAATCCTGTTTATTCGGAGATAAACTCCATAGGAAAGCAGTGGATTAGGGAGTATACGCTAGCACTTGTAAAGGAAATGCTAGGATATATCCGTGGAAAATACGGTACTGTACCAATTCCTGGTAGTGAAACTACGCTAAATTCTGGTGATTTATTGGGAGATGCTAGAACAGAGAAGAATTTACTGATAACTCAGCTTAGAGAATTCTTGGATCAGAGCAGTAGAAGTAACCAATTAGAGAGACAAAACGCTGAATCAAACAATCTAAGGAATACTTTTAGCAATGTTCCAATGGTAATTTACGTAAAATGATAAATATTTCTCAAATATTAACAGAAGCAGCTACGTACACCGAGTATGAAACTATTGTTTATGCAAAGTGGACAGAGGAAGCGACCATGAAATACATTGAACAAAGGCTAAGAGCTGAGGATAGTGTAACAGTGGTAAGCGATAAGCTGGATTATGAGGGTAAAAAAGGTAAGAATTCCTCTTACTTAAAGGTAAAAGTNCTTACAACACTCCCTCCAGAAGAGGCATATAACAACCTCAAGAAGCTAGCACTAAAGAATATTGCAGAATTGACAGAGTTCAAGTATGCAAAAAACATGATTAAACAAATTCACTCGTGAGTATATTTGGTAGCCGTAAAGATTTCAACCTTTTTAGAGGGGTTGCACGTGAGCTTATCAGCAATGTTGTTGAGCAAGTTGTCGGTTACTATAAGATATCGTTAGAAAGTACTCCCTCAAACATATATGGAGAGAGTTCAAACAAAGTATTTAACGATCCTGTAAAGTTAAACTGTTTAGTCACAAGAGGAGACCAAACAATATCCGCCAATGACTTTGGTCAAGACCTGACTAGAGACGCTTCATTTGCCTTTATAAAGGACGACTTTGTNGATGCAAGTTTANTGGCTGAGGTAGGGGATATCATTTACTGGCAAGGAGATTACTACGAAGTAGATACTGTAAAAGAGAACCAGCTATTCTTTGGAAAGGATAACGATTATAACGAGATTGAAACATATCACGAAAAGTACGGAGCAAGTGTTTCTATTATTTGTGATGCACACCTAACAAGAATAGACAAACTAGGAATAGAAGAGGCTAGGATTTAATGGCAAACAAGAAGTACAAACCAACTCAACAGAGTGCGAAAGAGAAAAGAGCACTACAGCCAGAAGGATACACAAACAGTGTCCCTCCAGCTCGTACTGACTTTAGTCGTAGAGAGTATCAAACTCGTAAAGAAGGTTCACCAAAGCCACCACACATAGGTCTTCAAGACATTGACGAGTCTATCATGTACTATTTTAGTGAAGTCATAGAACCTACTGTAGTACAGAACGGAAAGAAAGTAAAAGTGCCTATCATGTATGGTTCACCTGAGAGATGGTCAAACGTACAAAAGGATGGAGCATTGAGAGACAAGAACGGTAAGTTCATGGCTCCTCTTATTATGTTTAAGAGAACCTCTTTATCAAAGAATAGAGGGTTAACAAATAAGATGGATGCTAACAATCCATCAAACTTTATTGCAGTAAAGAACACATATACAAAAGAGAATGTGTATGATAACTTTGCTGTACTAAACAATAGAAGACCGAAAGANGAGTACTACGCAAGTATNGTTCCAGACTTTGTAACAATCACATANACTTGTACAGCCTTTACAGACTACGTTGATCAAATGAATAAGATCATCGAAGCAGCAAACTTTGCCGAGGATAGTTACTGGGGTGATGAAGCTAAGTTCATGTTTAGAGCACGTATCGATACTTTTGGTACAACTGTAGAAGTTGGAGCAGGTACAGATAGAGTAGTGACAACAAACTTTGACATAGTACTACAAGGGTATGTGATCCCAGAGATCAAGCAAGCTGACGTTCAAAACTTTAGAAAATACTTTAGCAAAGCTCAGCTCATGTTNAACTTTGAGGTTGCAGGAGACTTGGAAGAGCTTATGGCAAGAGCCGATGCAGCACCAGTACAACCTGGTGTAAGATTCTTCGATGCTGGTATTGGAGCAGCAGGTGCTAGAGCAACAGGAGGTATGAGTGCAGCAGAGATACAGTACTCAACTTTATCAAACTCAAAGTTTGCTTCAAGTACAACACCAAACACTGCAATATTCCCAGACGTANTAATAGTATCAGCCCCTCCAGGATTTGTTGAGACATCTAAGAAAGACTTCTCAATCTACATTAATGGCCAATACATACCACAAGATCANATTGTAAGCATAACTCAAAACGGTAATAATATTGTAGCAGAGATTGANACNGTAGCACTTGAGTATGTATTGATCGATGACTTTGAGATTTTATTAGTTGGTAAATTTAATTTTGTAGTATAACAATGGCAAGGATTCACGCATCACAGATAAACCCTACTGGATCTTTTCAGATTACTGGCTCGCTTGATGTGCAAGGNCAAACTACGCTACAACAAGTAGCTCCAACAGATCCAGCCCTCATTGTTTCNGGTGCCATGGAGATAGTGGAAGCACAGTTACAAGCTCAAATTCAAAAAGCAAAACTTACTATTGAAAACCTTGGATCACTAGGAGATAGAGATAGCAACGATACTATCGATTTAGGAGGTTTCTTTTAATATTTATAACATACACGTAACAACATATATCAAATGGCACAAAAGATATTATTAAGGAGAGGTCCCATTGGGAGTATTCCATCCGTTGCTTCTCAGCAAGGTGAATTACTCTTAGCTACCGGATCGATAAGCGACCTATCGGGGCCGTTTATTACAATGACAGGTACAGCAGGTACTGGAACTTCAACAATTGTAGGTAAGATTTACGAAGGCAGTGCAGCTCCTGCTATAACATCAAATTCTGCATTAACGGGATTACCCTTCTACGCTACAGGTGATAAAAGTTTATATAGACTTAACCATGCTGGTAATGAGCGTTTAGATTTAACTGGTAACTTAGAAGGTAANACGGTCAGTGCAATGACCATCACTACCTTAACAGGTACCACAATCAATCTATCAGGCGACATNACAGGTTCCAACTTATTGTTGAGTGGTGATGCTAATATAGACGGTAATATCGTATTAGGAGGTAACATTACCATTGGTGATGCTAACACTGATAATATATTCTTAGGTGGTGAGTTAACTTCGGATATCATCCCAGATGCAGACGATACTTACGCACTAGGTTCAGCAACAAGAAGATGGAACATCTACGGTGTTGACTCTGTTATCTCTGGTAGCTTTAGCGGTTCATTCCAAGGTAACTTCCTTGGAGGGATGTTTGATATTGCTGGAGGNGGTCAAGGATCTGGTACAGATACAATTGATGCAAACGACACCATTACATTCACTAACGCTAGTGATCATGGGTTTGCATTTAACATCACAGATAATCAGGTATCTTTAGCTACTCCACAATCTCTAAAGACTACAGCATCTCCAACATTCGCTGGTGCCACAGCAGGAAATATTCAAGTAGGTGTTACTGGTGACAATGAGATTGACACAACCTCAGGAAACTTAACAATTGATTCTGCAGGAGGTACAACTACAATTGACGATAATGCTGCCGTAACAGGAACCTTAACAGTAACTGGTGCAACAGACTTAAACAGCTCATTAAACGTACAGGGTAATGTAGTATTAGATGGTGCTGGAGCTCAAAGCATTACAAACACCAACGGTAACTTATCCATTGCATCTACAGCAGGAAACGTATCCGTAGAGGGTTCTGTATTTGCAGGTGACGATTTAACCGTACCAGGTAACTTAACAGTTCAAGGTACAACTACAACAATCAACTCTACCGAAGTAAACATTGGTGATAATATCATCACATTGAATGCTGCTGGTACAGTAGCTGATGGTGGAGTTCAAGTAATTGATACAACAGGTACTGCAGGTACTGGTTCGATTCTTTGGAATGCTACCAATGACTATTGGTATGCAGGTGTAAGCGGATCAACACATTTTAGATTATCAACATTCACAAATGCTGATCCTGTTTCTAATGCAATTCCAAAGATTGATGCCAACAAAAGATTAGTAGCATCGAACATTGCAGATACGGGTACACAAGTTGACATCTCTGTAGATCTTGACTTGAATGG